AAATTACCAAAAGATTGGAATGGTGTGTTCATCGCAACGACAAAATAACATAAATACTTTTAGGTCTACATTACGGAAGGATTATATGAAAGTAATACCTTATCGCTTACCTAACGATTCCATTCAGGAATTGTTTTCATCTATTTTACAAACATTACAGGAGTTTACTATGCCCGATAACGGAAGAAAAGCACATCTATTGACTATGACTTTAAACAAAGACAAACGTTTGACTAGACAACAAAAAATGAATAAACGATTTAAGAACGCTTTTCAAATGGTTATGAGAAAACCTGTATTGAGAACTGTTAATTTTTAGAAAGGATTGTGGTAGGTTCTATGTTTATGGCATAGAGCCTACCAACGCTTGCATAGTATAATCATCATTATATGCTGACTTTTTAGTTGAGAATCCTGTTGATGATGATTGACTAACACTATCACCACCTTTAATTACATTGATTTGCTGAATATATGATTTTTCTGCATCCGTAAGATCACCATTTTCTTTCATCTTTTTCATTAATTCTTCATATTGTTGTCTATTAGGTTTGTCGCTTAAGAACTCATCAAGTGATTGTAGCTTCACTTCTTTTGGAACATTTTTATCTATATCAAATAGATCAAGCATTCCAGAATCTGAAATAGATGTAGGACCATCAAGGTTTGCAATTTGTTCAGATAAACTTAACTCATCATCTTTACCACCAAGAAAACCTGGAAGACTAAAATTCTTTAATGGATTTAAATCAGATAGACTTGGTAATTTGAATCCAAATATTTCACCAGTTTCTGGGTTATATATTTTATTAGCAAAGTCTTTCAAAATTTGTGTCATATCACCTAAAGTTGGAAGTTCTGGCAAACTCATACCTAACACTTCACCAGTTTCTGGATTGTATATTTTTTTTCCAATATCTTTAACAAATCCAACAACACCATCTAACATCTCAAGTGCAAAATTACCAAGTTTAATTCCTAAGTCAAGTAAGAATGTTGTTGTGTTAAGAACTGTATCTACTATAAAGTCTTGTGCTACTTGAAAGAAATCAAATATGGCATCTCTCATATAACCAGCAAAGTCCATATTTCTTATATTTTCTTGTATATCATCAAAGTTTAACCAACCAAAGGTAAAGAACTCTAATAAACCAAGAGCACCATCAATGACAGTAGTGAATATTTTAGCAGGTAGTGTTATCATAAAACCTAAGAATGATGCTAAACCAAAATTAATTGAATCTAATACATTACCTGTTTCTTTGAAATATGCTAAACCATCATCTACTGCTTGTTTAATACCATATAATACAGTTGAAACACCAGCAACAACAAGTGCGATTGGTCCAAGTATTGGTAAAATAGTAGTTGAGAATATGGTTGAAATAGATTTTATTCCTGCGCCTAGAAGACTTAACGCCCCAGGTAAACCCATTGCAGCTGTTTTCAATAAACCAAATGTTTTACCAGGCATTAATAATGCTGTGACAGCTGCGATTGTTAATGCATTTTCTTTGAGAAATTCAAGTAAACCTTTATCACCCTCAAGGAGTTCACCAAAATCAACAAATGCTTTTTTAACGGCATCTGTTGCTTTAAATACTACTTCTCTAAACTTCTCATTACCAAGAGCTGCAATAAACAGATAAATGGCTGCGAAGATACCAGCAGTTCCAAAGAAGATACCTCTAAGAGCACCAAAAATACCACCAACACCTTCTTTTAAATCTTTACCAAAAGATTCATCGGATGGTAAAGGATCTCCTTTAGATTTCTTTAATGCTTTTATTCTTTCTTCATCAGTATCTTTATCAGCATAAAACTCGGCATCTTGTTCAACACCCTTTTCCACAACACGACCCATAGCACGTATATTATCATTGAGTGTTCTGAATATATCTTGTTGTTGATCAAATTCAGCTTTAGTGACTGCTGTTTGACCTATAACGTTTCGTGTATCTGTTTCAACTTCTGGTCGTGAGGCTGCTATTATTTCGGCAGGTGTTTCATTTTCAATATCAGACAATAACTTCTTATTTACTTTATTATCTTGGCTTAGTTGCTCAAGTTTTTGGTTAGCTTCTTTTTGTTGAGTTAATAACTCTCTAAATGTTCTGTTATTGTCTGCCATTTAATTACTTCTTCTTTCCTTTTAATGCATCGGCACCAAAGAACGCAGCCACTAAAGCTGAAATTGCCACAAAGTATGTGGGTGCGATATCACCGATGATTTCTGCTGCCTTATCAAATCCTAGTAATGATGTGATTAGAATTGTAAATGGATATAATAACATACCTGCTAGAGCAAACCATGTCATCTTTCTCATTGCATCTCTTTGAGCATCCTGATCTTCGAGTTCTTTTCTTTTGAACTCTAAGTACATCTTTTCTTCTTGTGGTGTTACTTTACCATCACCATTGGTGTCTGCTGGATGAAATCCTGCTTCTTTTATTTCTTCAGCCATTTATCTTTTACTCCTCTGTTCTAGTCTTTTGTTTTCTTCTTCAATATGTTGATTGAGAAGTGTTACATATATTTCCCTCTCCCACGGCAACATATTCATAATGTCTTCAAGGTTCCATTTGTGAACATGCATCAATGCAAAGTTCAGTCTATAGTATGCCTCAAAGTCTATATGAGAGAGGCATATTAAAAAAAACTCTGGAGTCCTTCTAATACAACAGTTCCCTTTTTCTTTGTTTTTGGATTTGTTACTTTAATTTCATGCTTTAGTTTAGGCATTGTACTAAAGAATTGTTGCATCTTTAAGAATTGTTCCTGAGTTAAATTTTCAATAAACTCTTTTCTTTCACTATCTGAAGTATCTGCTCTGTCAAAAACTTCATCACCATCATAAATTTGTAAAATACATTTTGAAATAATATCTAACATTTCTTCCGTTGATGGGTTTTGTAAGTTAGAACCCATGAACATATCGATTGTGGGATATGTCATTACAACACCTGCAGTATCAGTCAATGGTATTTTATTATTGTGATCGTCATCTACATGAACATTAATCTTTGTTAGATCAATTTCTGTAGGCACCATGGTTTCATTGTCGTCTGGTGCTTTTACTTTTATTTTTACTTTCTCACCAACAGACTTAGCACGTATGTTTAAAAATACATATTCTAAATCAAAACTTGGCATGTCTTGTGTATTCAATTTACCAAATGTACAATTTTCAATAATTGTTTTTAGTGCTTGAATCAAATCTTCCGTTTTGCCACTCTCTTGTGCCTGAAGTAATAACTTTTCTTCTTTGACAAGAAATGGTCTAAACTTTATTTTTTCATCTGTCGATGGTACTTCCAACTCAAATGTTTGTTGATTAATATTAGGTAAAGCCATTATATCTCCTTAATCATGTTAAAACGTAAATGGTGGAAATACTTTCCCTCCAAATACTTTACCAATTGGAATGGAACGTTTCAATGTATTAAACGCATCTCTTCCGGTTCTTTTTAGTTCTGGTGGTAGGTTTTGTAAGAACGCAGGACCTTGAAATCCTGGTTTGACTTCACCAGAAGAAAGACCACCGACTTTCCCTGTGCTGTCAATATCTAAATTAAAGTTCAACCAATATCTATAAGTGAAAGTTACATTGATTTTTACATAATCATTATTTGCACCATATGAATAATCAACGGTACCAATGGATACTGGATATGCCTCGAACATTCTTATTCCATATGTCACACTATCTCTATCATTTAATTCATCAAAAGATCCTAATTGAAAAATATCAATCGGTGCAACATAATCATCATAATAACCTGTATTATTGGTCACACTATCAATAACAAGATTTTGCCATGATTCAAAGAATTGTCTTAGTCTTAAAAATTTATCACCAATAAAAGTCATTGTTACATCAGCATATTGTGCTATTGAAGGAACGTTATATGTTGGACCATAGTGTCGATATGGATTCGTGTTGATTGTTCGATCTGGTAATTGAACTGCTTCACACATTAGTCCAATCTCTCTACCAATCTCTTGGTTTTGCGATGCGAGTGCTTGTCGTGTACCTTGCAATCTTCCTAATTCTGTATCAGTAGTTGACTGTTCCTGATTTTGAAAGATACCTTGTAGATTGATACCACCTTGGGGTAAATTAACACGAACTAAGAAACGATTTGGTCGAGCAACACCTTCTCCCTTTGAGATTGCTGCTCTAAATCGATTGATTGTTGTTTCTGGATTTGCTCTTTGTTGTAATCTTGGATCACCAGGTATATTATCATACTCTCTACCTCTTGGTAATCCAATTCTTAAATCAAAAGGACCTAATCTTTTACCACCTCTAAATATTGCCATTAACTTGCTATCCTTCTACTGTCTGAGTAAACTGCAGCTGCCGATGCCTTCTTAAATTGTTGTACAGGCAACAAACAAGCAGGAAGAAAATCTTCTTCTTCAATTCGTAGAAAACCAGAACGAACATGGTTTGTCAAATAATGTTTAATAGTTGGTTTAATCAAACGTATTCTTTTTAAACTGTTATAATCAGCTGCTGATAAATTCTTTCCGTCTAGTGCTTCTAATAATTGAACACGTAGTGTAATTGGTAGATAGTGAAAGTTAATTCCAAGAAATCCACCTTTGGCAGAACCAATCGGCAACACTAAAGGGAAACGATCATAATATGGTAATATATTTTTTAACTTAGGATCATAGAAAAAGAAATTTAATTTACCTGAACTTGGTTGACGTGCTAACGCACCTTGATTAATTAATCTACGTGAAGATACTCTTGCACCCAAATCTTTAATCTTGTTACGATACCACTGAACAGAACGTTTTCTATCTCCTGCGGCTTTTCTTATATCATCAAGGATTTTTCCCATACTACTATTTATATGGGCGTATGAAATCTTCCGTCAGTATTGTGAACTCCATTCCACGTTTTGAAGTCCATTCTCTGGCGGCTTTCCACTTCGCTTCATTCTTAACATACTGTAGAACTTCATTCTTCCACTTTAATGTCTTACGTTTGGGGTTCTTTATTGGTGGTTTTGTGTACTTTTTAGGTTTAACTTCGACAATCAACTTGCGTACATTATCATTCTTATCTTTATACTTGAGATAGAAATCTGGAAAGTATCGATGATATTTACCGTCAAT